GTTGAAGTAGGTGAAGGAAACCCAAAAGTCATTCAAGAGGAAGCGTAAGCCGCCTCTTGGTTGAACTGGCACTAGCTACACAGATCCCCATGGATCATTGGCAAAATGCCGAAGATATTCTTACAGCGATTGAAATACTAGAGGAGCGAAATCGTGGCAGATGAATTAATCGCCTTCGATCGAGACGAACTTCGCATGGTATTTAAAGCCCTAAAGAATATGGGTGATGAAGCAAACGAAGAGGCCAAGCGCCAATCAGGCGCTCTGGCCGACTTCGCCCGGTCTGAAGTTATTCAAACTGCTGGCAATCTTCAAAGCAATAAGGTCGCTGATCGAATTGCTCAGGGTTCTAGAGTTAAGAAGTCAAGCCGTATTGGCGAGATTACTTACGGTTTCGCTTCTCAGAAGTTCTCAGGTGGAGCAACCACCAAAGACATCTGGGGTGGTTCTGAATTCGGATCTAACAAATACAAGCAGTTCCCTGTCTGGTCAGGCCGCGAAGGTCGTGGCTCAAAGGGCTGGTTTATCTATCCAACGCTTCGCAAGATTCAACCGCAGATCGTGGCTAGATGGACAGAATCATTCGATAAGATTTTGAAGGAGTGGGGCTAATGGCAACAGGTACAAGGGCTTTAACGCTCAAGCTTCTTGCTGATGTCGATAACTTCACTAAGAATCTTGATAAGGCCGATAAAGATGTTTCTTCTTTCGGCGATAAAGTTTCAGACTTTGGAAAGAAGGCTGGATTAGCCTTTGCAGCCGCAGGCGCTGCCGCCGTTGCCTATGCAGGAAAGTTAGCCATCGATGGCGTTAAGTCTGCGATTGAAGATGCAGCCGCTCAAGAAAAGTTAGCGCTTACTCTTAAAAATGTAACTGGCGCAACGGATAAGCAAATTGCGGCAACCGAAGATTATATAACCCAGACATCCTTAGCCTTTGGCGTTACCGATGACGATCTTCGCCCATCCTTAGAACGCCTTGCTCGGGCAACTGGAGATGTCGAAAAGGCTCAGAAATTACAGACAGTTGCAATCGATGTTGCGGCAGGTTCTGGCAAATCACTCGAAGCCGTAACCAATGCAATGGCAAAGGCCGCAGAGGGCAATACCGCCTCTCTGGCCAAATTAGGAATTGGTCTTTCGACGGCTCAACTCAAGACCATGAGCATGGAGCAAATTACAGCAAAACTTGGAGATACTTTTGAAAATCAAGCTGCGACCAAAGCCGATACATTTCAAGGCAAATTAGCCAGACTTCAAGTAGCTTTCGATGAAGGCAAGGAAACTGTCGGTAAATACATCCTTGATGCTATTACTCCGATGGTTGAAATTCTGGTTAAGAAGGTCATTCCTGCTATTGCCGATTTCACAAGCAATCTTGGAGACAAACTTCAACCCGTTATTGAATTTTTAAAACCCATCATTGATGGATTGAAATCAGCATTTAGCTCAGTTAAAGATTCATTAACAGAAAATAGCGATGAATTAAAGCCTCTCTACGATTTATTCAAAGCGGTTGGCAACTTTGCAAAGGATGTTTTAGCTCCAATTCTAAGCAAGACTCTTGGTGAAGCCTTTAAAATCGTAGGCAAGGCAATTGGCGGACTCGTCGATGGTCTAGCTTCGGTTGTTTCATTCTTCGATAATCTTTACGATAAGATCAAAAGAGTAATTGATCTTGCCAAGCAAATTGGATCTACACTTAATCCATTTAGTAATACATCCTTTGAAACTGGCGCTTCCTCGCCCGCTGCTCCAGAGGCGGGTCCAAGCCCGGTCATGCCTAATGAGCCAATTGCGGCTTATCGATATGTAAGCGGTGGAACGACAAACATCACCGTCAACGGAGCAATCGATAGCGAGTCAACCGCTCGCCAGATCGTAAGTATTCTTAACGATTCCTCAGCTCGAGGAACCCTTGGAAGCGCGGCATTCTTTTAATGACCGCTTATACCCCTTCCTATAAGGTCTTAATCAATAGCGTTGAGGTAACAGATGTAACCATCGCTAATCTGGTCGTTACTTCTGGCCGCACAGATATTAACTCTCAGCCGCTTGCAGGCTATTGCCAGGTTCAGTTGATGAACCTAAATAACTCTAGTTATAACTTTAATGTTGGAACTGGGATTACGGTTGAAGTAACCAATTCATCTGGCGCTTATGTTCCAATCTTCGGCGGCTATATTTCAGATTTTAGTATCGGGGTTAATCGAGCAGGCAATATCGGTTATACAACAATCGCCACAATTACTGCTCTCGGAGCCTTATCTAAACTTCCTCGAATTATCGATGCTGGAGTCTTGAGCCAAGACGAAGACGGAGATCAGATCTACACCCTTCTTTCAGGGTACTTGCTTGGTCAATGGAATGAAGTACCAGCGGCTCAAAGTTGGGCAAATTATGATCCCACCGTCACTTGGAACAATGCGGCGAATTTAGGTTTAGGCGAGATCGATCGGCCAGGCGATTACACATTAATCTCTCGTTCATCTTCTAACACCGATCTTTATTCGCTATGCGCAGATATCGCTAACTCGGCTTTTGGTGTTCTCTATGAGGATGCTAATGGCAATATCGGTTATGCCGATTCAACCCATAGACAGGATTATTTAGCCAATAACGGTTACACAACCTTAGATGCTAACCATGCCAATGGCCTTGGTTTATCTTCGACAACTAGAGCGGGCGATTTACGAAATTCCTTTACCATTGCTTATAATAACAACGGCAACCAGAGTTATACGGCCACTAGCGCAGAAAGCCAAAGCCTTTATGGAGTTTATGCCGAGCAATACATTTCTCGGATTAAACACACAGCAGATGCCGAATCTTTAGCCAATAGATACATTGCTTTGAGAGCCTTTCCATATGCCAAGTTTGAGGCAATCACTTTTGTTCTAGGCAACCCAGAGATCGATGATGCCGATCGAGATGCTTTAATCAATATCTTCATGGGTCAGCCAGTTTGGATTCAGAACTTGCCCGGCAATATCAACGATGGCTCATTCCAAGGCTATGTCGAAGGCTGGACATTTCGAGCGAGCCTGAACAACTTAAGCGTTACTTTTAACGCTTCTCCAATAAACTTCTCCCAAGTTGCGGTAAAATGGGAGCAGGTAAATGCAGCAGAGACTTGGAACACCCTAAGTCCAACCCTTACATGGATTAACGCGATAGGAGCAGTAGCCTAATGGCAACAACAACTACAAACTTTGGCTGGGATATTCCCCAATCAACTGACTTAGTAAAGGATGGCGCTACTGCCATTGCTGCTCTTGGTCAAGATATCGATACAGCGATGGTCGATCTCAAGGGCGGTACAACTGGCCAGGTACTAGCTAAGGCTTCTGGCACAGATCTAGACTTCTCTTGGGTTGCCATCGATCCTCTAACTATCCTCGATGCTAAAGGCGATTTGATCTCAGCAACAGCGCCAGATACTCCAGCGCGTTTAGCGGTGGGAACTAACAACCAAGTTTTAACTGTTGATTCATCAACTGCAACTGGTCTTAAATGGGCTACCCCTGCTGGTGGCGGAAAAGTCTTGCAAGTCATAACAGCATCAACAACAACATCGACTGCAATCGCCAGCGAAACTTATACAGATACGACACTAACTGCGACAATTACTCCAAGCGCAACTACATCAAGAATTCTAGTTCTAACTTCTCAGAACTTCTTTTCATCACGCAGCAACGACACTTGGAATGGTGCTGTTAGATTATTGCGTGGCGCTACAGCAGTTTTGACAGTTGGCCCGGGTGGTTATGAGGCTTTTGGCGGTTATGTTGCAAGTTCTGGCGCTGGTCAATTACGAGGCATGAATTCACTTTGCTATGTTGATTCTCCAGCAACTACATCAGCGACTACCTATAAGACTCAAGGCAGAGCGGCTTCGGCCACTAACAGCGGACAAGTAACTTTCCAATCTAACGCAGCACCTTCAACAATTATTCTTATGGAAATCGGGGCTTAATTATGGCTACAAGCGCAGAAGTTTTATCAATGCTTTTACCTAACGGTGGATGGGTTCTTACTGGAGATGATTTCTCTGGTCTGCAATTTATCGAAGCCCAACCAATTACTGAAGAAGAATTTAACGCAGGTTTTGCGAAATACGATGCATGGAAAGCCGAACAGGATGCTAAGAAAGCAGCAGATAAAGCAGCAATCTTAGATCGCTTAGGTATAACAGCCGAAGAAGCCGCTTTAATACTTGGATGAAACCTAAATTATGCAAGGCTGGTCAACAACTTCGCGAACAGTTCGATGACTGTTTCAGCGATCGTGATCGCACCTCAGACGGCTGGATCGGCGATAGTCGCCACTCAGCTCGTAAGTCTGACCATAATCCAGATGAGCAGGGCTGGGTTCGTGCCATTGACATTGACCGCGATCTATCAGGAAAACCGAAGCCAGACATCATGCCCGATGTGGCGGATCAACTTCGTCTCTTGGCAAAGTCTGATAAGCGCATCTCTTACATCATCTTCGACGGCAAGATCGCCAGTTCCAAAAGCGCTTGGCGCTGGAGAACTTATACTGGGATTAACAAGCATAATCATCATTGCCATATCTCGTTCACTACAAAAGGTGACGAGGACGGTTCGTTCTTTAATGTTCCGCTTCTAGGAGGTAAATAATGAAAGAGATGATCTATGCAGGAATTGCGTTAGCTGCGATCCCAGCACTTCGTGCTGCTATTAAGTCTTATCGCGCTAAGAAGGCTATAAAAGACGTAATCGTTGATGCTGTTGAAGCTGCTGTAGATGAGATCGACCATAGCAAGTGAGTCCACAGGATTACGCTGCTATTGCAGTTGGGATCGTCACGGTTCTGGGTGGTGTTACTGCGATGCTGCAGTTCTTAATCAAACACTATTTAGCGGAATTGAAGCCGAATAGCGGTTCGTCCTTAAAAGATTCTGTAAATCGTTTAGAGACACGCGTTGATAAAATCTACGAAATCCTCTGCGATAAGTCACAATAATTACCATGGCGCGCAAAAAGGCTATCGATTTAGAAGCTTATTCAATGCTCGATCAGTATTGCATCGGGCTTAATGAATTTTACAAATCGCTTAGAAGAGCGGGTTTCACGGTAGATATGGCTTTGGCCATCATCCTTGAACCTGCAACTTACCCAGCAACAATTCTTCCAAAGCCTAATTGGCTGCCAGACCTACCCAACCGCATCCCCTATGACGATGACGATGAGGATTAAAAAATATGAAGCGGACAGTTGTAGTTCCAGATCTTCAATGTCCATTCGAGGACTCGATTTTTGTTAGAAATCTCGCGAGTTTTATTAAAGCATTTCGGCCAGATACTGTCGTTACTATCGGAGACGAAATCGATCTCCCACAGATCAGCAGATGGCATGAAGGAACACCGGGCTGGTACGAGCAAACACTAGCTGCGGATCGAGATCATACGGTCGATGTTCTTTGGTCTCTGACCGAATATGCCAAGGAAGCCGTAGTAATTCGTAGCAACCATACGGATCGTCTTTACAATGTAATCATGAAGAAGATCCCAGCATTTATGGCTTTGCCAGAACTCAAGTTTGAGAAGTTTCTTAAACTCGATGAAATGGGAATCAAATATTGGAAAGATCCTTTCCCAATCGCTAAGGGTTGGGTAGCCATCCATGGGGATCTTGGAGCCTTGAACCCCAATGCTGGCATGAGCGCCTTAAATCAGGCCAAGCGCATGGGTCAGAATGTAATCATGGGGCATACTCATAGAGCGGGCAGGAGTGCCCATTCTGAGGCTTCTAACGGGGTTTTAAGACGAGTTCTGCATGGAGTTGAAGTAGGACATGCGATGAACCTTAAACACGCCAAATATGCCTTCACGCCTAATTGGCAGCAGGCTTTTGCCATAGTCACCGAAAACGGTAAAAATGTTCAAGTTGACCTAATTTATGCCGAAAAGGATGGGACATTCCAAGTACACGGCAAGCGCTATGGACGATCTAGATAACGACATAAAGCGCACAATCGATGATGCGATGGATGAAGGTGAATTGTTACCGTTTCGTTATCCAAATCTACCAAATAAAGTCATAACTCGATGAGACGATTATCCCAAGAAGCCAGAAACTCTGGCGGATCGGGAGCAAAATGACTATATATGAAATTGGATTTTTAATGATTGGCTGGGCAACTTCGATCGTCCTGTTTTATTCAATGGGAGTCGATGCTGGTTATAAAGAAGGCCGCCGGGCGGTTCGTAAGTTCTATGAACAGCGCGATAAGGTAAGAGCATGAAAGCAAATGACTACCTTACAGAAGCTAGAGCAATCATCCAAGACCGAGGTTTGGACTACGGCCATCCTTCGGACAATATGTCCAGAACCGCATCCCTATGGGCTGCATACCTTGAAATGCCAATCGAGCCTCATCAAGTTGCGATGTGTTTGGCACTGGTCAAAATCGCAAGATCAATGGAAACTGGAAAAGTCGATAACTACATCGATGGAGCGGCTTATTTCGCCATTTCAGGCCAACTCAAATTAGAGGAGAATGAACTTTATGTTTAATTTGGAAGATTATGAAACAGTTGAAGAACGCCTAGCGAAGTTTTGGAAGGAACATCCAGATGGTCGAATTTATACTACGCTCGTTGAGCATACCTTGCAGCGCTTTATTGTTCACGCTGCTATCTATAGAACTGAAGTGGATGCACAGCCTTGGACAACTGGCTTTGCAGAGGAAACCGTCTCCACGCGAGGAGTTAATTCTACTTCGGCGCTTGAGAATTGCGAGACGAGTGCGATTGGTCGTGCATTGGCTAACGCAAATTATGCTTCGAAAGGCAAACGCCCTAGCCGTGAAGAAATGGCAAAAGTCAATCAAGGACAGCCAAAGCCATTTGCTGAAAAACTCGCAGACAAGATAACCATGCCGGTTGAGGATGATCCTTGGACAACTAAGGAAGTTCATCCAACGCCCTCAGCTAGTGATGCAGTTGCTTTGATTGCAGAAACTCTGGGCGGATCAAAGATCGATGATGACATTCCAAGTTGCGAGCATGGAGTTATGAAGTTTCGCGATGGAGTTTCAAAGAAGAACAACAAGCCATGGGCGCAGTTTTCATGTCAAAACCCAGCAGGCGGATTCTTGGAAAAGTGTGAACCTATCTGGCTGGAGATCGACAATAACGGCAAATGGGTTAAGCAGAAAGGGCGCGGATAATGAGCGGCTTGCAGTTTATGAATCAAGATGGCGAATGGGAGAACTTTCCAACTGATAGCGAATTAGCAGAAAAGGCCAAGCATCAAGAGCTTCTAAATAGTCTGCAAGTTCGAATTATCTGCCATCTATGCAATGAGCCAGTCCCTAAAGAAGAATTGGCATTTTACATTCAGGGCCAGATC